ATGTTTCTTTGCTTCTTCCTCTGTGACTTCATGCTTTGCACAGTATTTCTGTAAGAATGAATCAAAATAACTCAATTCCTGCTTTTTCTCGCTCATAGCTTGCTTTTCTCCTTCCTGCTTTGTATGCGGTGCAATCCCACGGCGGGCAGGGGCGCCTTTTTCCTACTTCTGCCGCATAGGAACATTCCCGGTATGAGTGGGACGGTGTAGAGTAGTACAGGCACCCTTTGCAGTTCTCTGTCCCGGATCCGGGTTGCCAGCCTTGTGATTTGCACCATTCCAGGTACTGCATAAGCCATTCTATGTCCTCAAATTTGTATTTTTGGATTGCTTGGTCTGTTGTCATAAGTCCCCCTTGAAATATTCTCCAATCTCAATCTGCCGATCCTGGCATCCACCCGGATCATATCCATGTTGGGTGTAGACATACTGCCTTAGGTCAAAATAGTCCTTATTCGGCAGGATATGCAGTGCCGATTGAAGCACACCGCCGATGAAATGAAGCTGCGCTTCTTCCTTGTAGCCTTTATGGGTCGGAAGTGCATAGAATTGGTCGATTGTCTTTCTGAAGCCTTCTTTGATCTCTGCGTTTGTCATAGTCTGTACCTCACACCAATCTATTCAGCGGACACTCTTTGCAATGCTCTGACTCGTAAAGCTCCATTCCTTCCTTCTCAGGGTCAAAAAGTTCTGACCATTTGCAATAGTGGGTACACATTTTTTCCACAATGTCCTGCATTTGTTCCACAATCGTTCCTTTTTTCACTCATTTTTTCTTACCTCTCATTTCTCCAATCAAAAATTTGCTATTTTTTGCAACTTATCGGCAACCGCCGTAAACATAGTATTTATGCGGGTTTCAACCGTTTCGGTTGCCGATGTTGACGAAAATGACCTCTGTCCCTATATATATATTTTTTTATATATAATATATATATATAGGTATATAGGGGACGGCAACCACGGCAACCAAAGTGCCTTGAAGCCTTACAAATAGGGCGTTTGAGCGGTTGCCGATACCCCCTATTTTACGGCAACCCGTCGGCAACCTCGGCAACCATTTTTCATTTTTTGAGCCTGTCATAGCACCTTTGCACACCGTAAGATCCGCATTTTTGCCTTCCAGAATACCCCCACCCGGAAATTTGGTTCTTCATAATGTCATGCAGCCGGTTCGTTTCAGCTCTTGAAATTTGAATGTATTCATTTTTCAAAGGCTTGTCCCAGAGCATTTTGACACATACCCGGTCGGTGTCTGTTTTATTCAGCCATTCCTGGATGATTCCGACATCAGGATCTTCTTCCGTGTAAGCCATCTGTGCTTCAAGTGCTTGCTGTTCGTATTTCTTTGGAAGCACAAGGCGCACATTCTTTCCGGCTCTCAGATAGATGTCCATGGCTTCACCCCACGCTTGGAGAAATTCCGCTTTTGTGGCGATTTCATCATCAAAAGGACTTCGGATCTCGAATTTGTTGCATGTAATTGGTAAAAATCTGCGGTTTCCGGTGCGGTCCGTGAGGAAATCCCCCGGATTGCTCGTTCCTGCAAGCACACACATTCTTGGATGCTTTTCCGTCCGTCTGTCATAGGCTGCCCTGTAAATATCCACACGGGATGTTACAAAAGCTTTGATGGTTTCCACATCCTTCTGCTTTTTGGTAGCTTGCAGCTCTGACATTTCCACCATCCACATTCCCCGGAGCTGTTCAAATGCCCTGACACCATCCAAAGTGTTGAAATTGTCAGAAAACCATGCGTCATTTACTGCAAGGAATCTAAGGAAGCTGGATTTATAACCGCCCTGCTTTCCGACTAAAATGATCATGTAGTCGAATTTACACCCAGGATGGTAGATCCTTTTGATGGCTCCAAGCATGAACAGCTTCAGACACTCAGTATTGTAGTCTGACTTTTCAGCACCTACAAAGCGGGGTAACAATGTTTCGATGTGCTTATTTCCATCCCATTGTTCATGCGCTGTCTCAAGGAGCTGTTTGACCTGATTCACAGGATGCTTGTTTGCCACATTGTTTAAGGCGGAAAAGATCTTCTGCTGATTCGAAAGACCGTATTTGCTTTCCATATACGCCCATAGGTTGCTATCATCGGAATTTGTCCAATCCCGCCATCCTCTGTGCATTTTCCATGGCAGATTTCCATACACCGCTACATTTTGGGATAATTCGTCAAGTCGGATCCTTCCATACAGATCTTTGTCATACCGGATCACCTCTTCGCAGTTTTCGATGGTCTGTGCAATCTTATCTGTCACTTCTCCGTTATTGTCCAGCTTATAGGTTAATTTCGGCGGGCGTTGCGGATCGTCCGGCAGTTCGATAATTTTCAATTCGCCTTTTTTATAATGCAGCGCACTTTTTACGATGGTTTCAATCTCGGCTGCTTCAAGTGGCGGATTGCATCTTGCGGAGTTTTCAGCCATGACAGCGGATAAAATTGCATCGTCTGCAAGTCCTTGTGCCTGTAAAGAACAGGCCAGCTTGTGCATGGTACTGTTCCGGCATCCGCTTTCTATGGTTGCGGGCAGTTTAAAAGGCTCCCCTGCTTCCCTTTTCTCCACTCCGATAGATAACAGCTTCTTGACCGTTTCGTCTATCTCTGCGATTTCAATATCTTCAGGATCACCTTCCCATTCGTAAATGGTGCCATTCGGATGGACGGATGGTGGCGCAATCACATAACCGCCTTCCCCTCGCACATCCACGCCCTCAATCAGCCCGGCACGGTTTTTCAGATCCTTCCCATCATATTTATAGTAAATATGCGCCCCGCCGCGCCCGGTTATGGCCCGAACAGTTTCCGGCAGTTCTCCATTCTCAGCTTCCCACATCCGCATTTCATGGACGCCATCAATGCCTTTTTCTTCGTCAAGGTCCAAATCAATCACTAATAGATTTGAAATGGACCCTGTGGCAATTCCAATACCGGCATCAGGATACCTTGTCCACCATGCTTTGATTGCTCCCGGATCCTTTTTGGCATCTTTACACCCGTGCGGGGTGAGTGGTTTTTTTGTCTTTGGAGAACATGGAAAAACAGCCCAGCCGTAATTCTTGGCGTATTTTAAAGCCGATTTAAGTAGTTTGTTTTCCATTGTTTATCAACTCCATAATTATTTTTGCTGATTCATCTGGCCGGCAAAACAGGAACGTGACACCGTACCTTTCGGAAATGGTTTCCATGGCCTTCTGAAGCCGTGGACCCTGTACGCAGTTCGGAGAGTAAACAGATCTTGGATTTTCCCAGGTATGCACCTGTGAAAGATGGTTGATTCCAAGCGTGTTTTCCACAAGGATGTATAATTTTGTTCCCGCTGCCGCCGCTGCCTTACATTCCTTTATGAACCGTTCATGTTCTTTCCTGCCTCCGCAGATATTATTCGCAATTTCGTCAATGTTCTCTTTGGTGTCGATTGATACCGGGGGAATTGGTGCATAGTCACCAAATGGCAACTTGCACCTAATCAAATCAACCCCCATATCTTCAAAGCATCCATGCTTTATATCATGCTTGCCGGCCTTTTGTCTTGTGTCCTCAATGATACTAATCATAAGAACGGTACATCGGTATCATCACCGGAAAGAAAACCATCATCGGCAGCGGGCTTCGGGGCGTCCTCTTTGAGTTTCTTGATATTCGGGATCTTCTGTTCTCCGATCTTGTCAATGGGAAATTCAGAGAACACTTCCAGCTTGGTTTTCAGATTGCCATCGTTTCCGTAGTATTCCACCTCACGGAATGTCAGGCCGATCTTCTTTCCGATCAAAGTTTTCTCATCTGAATTGGAAGCGCCGCCGTCAAATACAAAGCTACCGTTTGACTTGCTGACTGCAGAACAGAATCTTTTGAACATCGGAAGCGCTGTGGTCTTGTATGACTTGGTATAAGCGCCATACCAAGCCCAATCTGAATGTTCTTCACGGCCTTTCTTGTAATAGTCCTTGTATTCGCCGTCTGCAATGTCAAAGGTCACTTTGAGGTATTCCTTCTCCGGCAGATCTTCCACGTTGATGATCTTGCAGATGTAAGGTCCGGCGGGGTGGCGCTGGTATTCTCCTGCTTCCTGTACGTTGGTTAAGTCGATTGATTTCATTTTGTTTCCTCCTTGTGTCTTTTATTTATTCATTCGTGTCTTTTATTCATTCATTCCGCAATACTCCCGGATCCGGCTGTCTACCATCTTCAGATCATTATCAATCTGAATATCATCGAACATCCCAAACGGGGTTTTTGCTGTGCTTGTGTTGTTGCTCTGGGTGAAAAATTTGTAATTCTCGCAGTACAGGACAATATCAAAAAGTCCCTCCACCGTGATTTTTTCATCCAGCATCTTTCCGATTGTCTTGACCTTGCTCTTTTCCCCTACCAATTCGGAATGGTTGAGGAAGTATACAATCTTGTCCTGATCTTCAAGATCATTGACCACATCAATCAGATGTTTAAAATTCACCGCAATTTCCGTGAATTTGTCATATCCTTTTTCCATAGCCCGGTCCGTAAACTCATTTGCCATCAAATACTGCGAATCGTCGATCACTACGATCTTCTTATCCGTCTTTTTGATGCACATTTCCACCCAGGCATAGATTGCTTTGTGATATGTGGAATAGCTTTTCTGATCCTTCGCCAAAGACTTAGGCGGCTTTACGCATTGCATACCATGCGCCGGCATTTCAGGCGGAAAGAATAACCGCCCCTTGTAGATGGAAATAACCCCCACTTCTTCCGGCTTGAAATTTCTAAGAGAAAATGTTTTGCCGTTTCCACTTTCTCCGATAACTAATACGGGTAAACTCATTTTCCTACCTCCTTATTTTCGATAATTCCAACAGACAATCCATGCAAACCTCCATAGGTCCGTAATTGTATAAATCATCCGGCCCCACTTCTTCCCCGCACTGATCGCAGGTGTAAAGCGTCAAATTCTTGTACTGACAGGCATCCCCGATGCAGGGAAGGCCACACCCCACGCAATCATCAAATTTTCCCACCATTTTGCGCCTTAAGCCTCCTTTCCTGCGTGTTCACAAAAGCGGTTGTCAGATACATTGCAAGTGGAATATCTGAATATGCCCGGCAGAAGTTCCCCTGTTCAAGGATCAATTCTTCCCAATAGTCGTCAGATCCTTCCGGCTCCCAGAATGTTTCGCAAAGCTGGTAGAAATCT